TTATTGATGGGCCTACATTTTTGGGTAAAGAATTATCTAATACTTTAGGCATTAATGTTTGAACATTTCCCATAATTTCATTCATTACTCTTGCCTTAAATTGCTCTGATGTTACATATTTATATGCAAAGTACGTTCCACCGCTCATGGAAGCTACCATAAGAAAAGAAACTATGCTAAGAATATTAGCAATTTTTTGAAACATGATTAAATTTGCAATTTTGAAAGCACTATCTTTTTCAAGTGTGCTTGTATTACTGCTTATTTTAGCCCTATCTCCTCTTTACGTCACCATGGGCTTAATGACAAGACAAATGACAGAGAAAAAATTATGACTAGTTTTATCGTATTCGTTTGTTTAACTATTTTAGTTTATATATTTTTAAAAAATACTATTAAATATTAAGATCATATTGAAGATGTTTAAACCTCCTTTTTGGAATCACCAAAATACAAGGTTTCCTAAAAAAGAAATTGAACAAGTAATATCTGAATACAAAAATAACATACCACTTAAATCTGGGAATTATTCTAGTTTTTATCCAAATCATCCTCATCCAGAATCTATTTGGTCGGAAAATTATTTAAATATAATTAAAAATATTATGTTGAATATTGGACTTGAAACAGTTACAAAATATTCTTATTGTCTTTGGGGTCAACTCTATGTAAAAGGATGTAATCATTTACCTCACCATCATTTCCGTAATGATGACGATAGATATGATATAAGTTTTGTTCATTTTATACAAACAGTAGATGAACCTTTATTTCAATTTTTAAACCTTAAAGAAGATAAATATATTCCTATAAATCAAAAGGATGGTGACATAATAGTTTTTCCATCATGGTTATGGCACTCAGTTATGACAAATAAATCAAATAAAGAAAGATTTGTGGTTGCTGGAAATATTAGAATAAATTATATGAGTTGTGATCCATAATTTAATTATAATTTTTAAGTATAACTTCCATGGTATGTTCCGCTTGTAGTGCCGTTTGTCCAAGACGCTCCAGCATTTGAAATAGCTTTACCAGCAGCACCACCACTTCCGCCTGATCCACCAAGACCACTTGTACTAAAGCGAAAACCGTTTGCACCATTATTTCCACTACTACCAGCACTTCCTAAACTTCCACCATTTCCTCCAGTACCACCATAACCACCGTAAGTATTTGATGGAGCACCACCACCAGAACCGTTAGTCGCACTTTGATTATAGCCAGCACCATAACCACCAAGACCACCGTTACCGCCAGCAAAAACAAAACCAAATATACCTGATCCACCTCTACCACCAGCACCGCCACCGCCTCCGCCACCTCCGCCACCAGAGATTTGACCGCCAGATAAGTTATTAATCGTTACCCCACTAGAAGCAACACTTATTGCATCTCTTCCAGCACCTCCAGCACTTCCACTAGGTGCAGTAGTTGCTGTATTACCAGTACCACCAGAACCTCTATCGCCATGTTTTCCTATAACAATTCCAGAAACATTTATTACTAAAGTACCTCCCATTCCAGATGAAACTACTATTGCAGCAGCACTACCAGTTCCTCCGATTGTAACTCCAGACGGTACATTGTATATTTTATCTACATTACTGCCCCAATCTGTCCCAAAAACAGTTGCTAAAACAACATTTGTAGTACTACTTGCATTTACCTCTACAGCAGAAACACCACCAAGACCCAACAATATTTGCTGAGTAGCCATTAGCTTAACCCTGATCCTGAGATGTACGCAGTAGAAGAATCAACAAAATACATAGTTGCTATTCCTCTACCAGCTAAAGCTCTATTACCTGTAGCAGCATCCGCAGTATTGTACATGGTCACGTTAGTACCCTGTGTTATAGTTTGACTCGATCCACTATTATTGATAATTGTTATTGCATCACCAGCAGAAAAAACTGCATTAGGAACAGTAACACCACCAGTTGAAATATGTATAGCTTTCCCTGCATCAGCAGCTACTAAAGTATATGCACTACTTTTACTGTTTATAATTATTTTTCTTATATCGCCTTTGCTATCTGTAATTGCACCGCCTGTAGAAAAATTACCAGAACTATCTAAAGTAATTCCATCAACACTTGCTCCTGAGTGTCTAATACTGTTAACAACTAATCTACTACTCATAATTTATCTCCTATGAAGGTTTTGGGTTGGAGTCTTTGACCAGTTTAATGCCATCGTACCACCCTGCAAATTTAACTTTCAAATCAGCGTCAGCATCAATACAATGCCAAATAGCATCTAATTGATCTCCTATGGGAGGATAAGTAGTACCACCATCAGTTGTTCTATCGGTTTTATATTTAACAGCAGCAGCTTCAGCATTTAAAGCTGTTCTTGCCTCGTCTATTTTTGATTGTTCAAGTTCAACTGACCTACCTTTTTCATCAAATGCACCAGCACTATCATCAATTCTGACAACTGTTCCAGCGTATGCTTTATAAATAGCCTTGTGATCTAAATTCATTACGGTGCTACCTCCATTACTGTAAATGTACTTACACCGTTTGCTGGATATGTATAAGCATTGTCAAATGAAATTGGTTTATTTAATTGCATATTCTTGTTGCTTTGACCAAGACTGACTTGTAATTTGTATGTATGAGGATTAGTATCTCCTGGTTCATCTAAAAAATTAAATGTTATCACTTCTAATTTGTAGCTGTCTAAAATTCCTATTGGTCCAAATGATGTATTTCTAGCACTACCACCCAGAACGGCATTTCCTGTAGGTACGGCTATATGTGTTGAATCTCTTAGTAAATTAAAAGCTGGATAAGCACCTGCATCATGACCTACGCAAAGTGTTGTTGATATAAATATTTTATTACTAGATGAAGATGGTGTTATAGTTCTAGTCATTCCAGTAACATCTACCATAGATGTGCTTTGTGTACTAAACACATCAGTTTTTGTTGTTGAGATAAATTGAAGAATTTTACCTACTGTCGAATTTGTGGTTAAAAGTGTGGCATCTGCTGTATCTGGTAAAGTAAAAACTCTGTCATTACTTGATGATGAAGGTCCTTGTAAACTTACTGAGCCACCACCTTGTGCTGCGTTTAATTTAATCTTTGCTGTCATGGTTTAGGATATTTGTCTTTGATAGCTTTGATCTTAGTTTTCCAACCAGCTACACCACTATGATAAATCGTATCTAGCTGATCTACAATAGCTGGATATTCGTTAGCTCTGTTAATTTTATATTCTTCTGCTGCTTTCCAAGTTGTATAGGCTGCATTTAACTCGTCATCAGTTGGTTGTGAATCTTTATTTGCAGAATCCCACTCAATAATTTTATGTGGAGTACAACTTTGATTTAATCTGTAGCGGTTTGCACTTTTACCAAGTTGCAATAAAGCCAAATTAATATCTGTATCTGCATTAATAGCCATAGTTAACTCTCCTTTAAAATTAATACAGTTAAATAGTTGTTTTCGTTAGGAGCAGTATATGTATTAAGTCCAGATACTCCAAAACCATAAGTAGCAAATCCTTGTCCACACTGATGCCTTATTTCATAAACATTTGACCCACTACAAGTAAATCTAGCAGTTAAAAAACTGGTAGTCGAAGCATTTACAGCTGGATCTACATATTCACTACTACCAGTTTCCAGATAACTACCTGCATTATTATCATATAAAGCTATTTGATGCCTACCAACCTTATATGCTGGAGCGTGTGCTTTTATTAAGTAAGTACCAGCTTGCAAAGTAAATTGGTTACTACTGATAGAAACAATACCATCTGGATCTGCTATCTCAGTATTTAAGTCTCTTGTTCTCCAATCACCACTTGTAAAACTACCTCCATTAGTTCCAGAAGTTTTTTGATCTACAAGAATAGCATAACTAGCAAATTTACCTACACCAGTAACACCACTATTTGTGATCGACATTCTTTCAACACCATTCGTTGAAAATTTTATAGTATCTGCTGCGTACGATATTCCAGTATTACTATCCTGACCACGTTGACTTGGTGCGGAAACACTTCCGTCAACTGTTGCTATTCCTGTTGATCCGTCAATAATAAAAGCCATAGTTAAACGATAGTTACTACTGAACCAGCAGGGATTGTAAGCACTGCATTTATGGTCAGTGGGCCAAAAACTCCTGCATTTATATTAGACGTTCCATCACCGATTGTATAGTCTTGATCCATCTGATTCTCATTTTCGTGAAAAATAGCTTCAGTTCCTCCACCAGTAGCTCCACCGCCTCCACCAAGTTCTCCCCAACCTGTATTTTTGTACCCTTCAAATCTATTTTGATCTGAGTTATATCTAAATTGTCCTATTGCTGCTGCTGGTTGATTAGATTGTCCAGGTTGTTGTGCATCCGTTCCAACTGGAATTTTTAAAAATCCATTGGAGTTCATGCTTACATCACCTGTCATCACAGGACTTGCTGCTACAACATGACCAAAGTTTGCTTCGTTTATTTTTCCTAAAACAACATAAGTCGCAGTATCTCCCGAAACTGATGTCGCTATTTTTAATTCGTTAGTAGAAGTGTTTATATGAGGTTGGTGTTGAGCTATATTTGCTGCTCCTGTTGGATCGGTACTTCCAGAACTAAGAGTTCTTAAGGCTGTAAATATTTCATTGATTTTTGCACGAACCGCAGCACCCGTTCCGTTGGCGGTATTATAATTATTACCTGTTTCACTGGTAGTAGAGCCTGGTCTAGCCATTTAAAAAAGTAACATTGAACCTATTCTAACTTGCTTTACCAAATCCGACAGCCTGATAGGTGAAATTTCTATCAACTGAAGCATTTGAAGAATTTTTGAAATGGACAGTAAATCCCGTTCCAGAAACATTTGATATTTCAAAAAAGTCTCCAGATTGCATATTCTGTGCAGTAATACCGATAGAAGGCAATATGCTGTTTGCTCCACCTTGAGTATTAGCAGTACCTACAAAGAAGGGATGTTGGAACGTAACTGCTTTCGCCCCTGCCCCACTTGCTGTAATTGAAGGACTTTGTTCAGTTCTCTGCCCCATAGAAGCTGTGTAACCTAACTCAAATACTCTTATATCTTGATTAGGATCGTTACTTGTTAGATTAACTTTAAATTTAAAACCTCTTCCTTTATATCTTCCATTTGCGAAAGTTTGAAATGGTTTGTAAGTAGCCGTTCCAGTAGTGGGGTCATCTTGAGTAACTGAAACCAACATTTCAGCGTTAACTTGCGTAGCGGTAGTTCCATCAAAATTTCCAGTTGTAGGAAATGCAGGATCTCTTGAATCAAACAAATCTGATGGAAAGAAACCTTCGGTAAGAAGATGACGTTTTAAATCCAATGTAAATACGTCTCCTAAATCTAGAAAAGTTCCTCCAGGCGTTCCACCAAATTCATAAGTACCAAAAGGCTTTATGCCTCCTATATCATCTACAGAACCTACATCATCAAATGTTCCTGCAATACTGCTACCAACATCATCAAATAGACCACCACCAATTAAGTTAAGAGAATTTGTTGTCGCATCAAAAGCAACATCTGTTTTAGTTCCTTGAAATTTTGGAGTATCTAAATCTTCTCTTCTTGTCTGAATTAATTTGTCGTCAAGTGTATCTGGTAAATCTATAACTACACTTGTTTCTCCATCACTAAACCTACCTCCATCATCTTGAAATTTAAGGATGTATTCACCTTCAAGTAAAGGAACATCAACAGTAGTTGAGTTTCCAGCAGCTTTTACTAAATCAACTGCATTAGAAAATGTTCCAGTACCATCGGTTTTTGAAGAGTGTCTAACATAGACCAACCCTCCATGAGTCACATCTAAATCGGTTGCTAAATTCCAACGTAAAGTTATTTTATTTTTACCTAGTGGTTCTGCTGTAAGTCCTGTTATATTACCAGGAACAGCAGTTTTACCAACAGCATTAAATGTAATATCACTTGATGATGAACTTGCTTCTAAAGCTGCGTTCAAACTAAAAACAGATATTTCATAAGCACCTATTTGTGAGTTAACTATTTCAAAATCAGGACTACTAGTTGTAGCAGAAACAATATTATTATTATCAAATCTATAGTTAACTAAATAATTTGAAACACCAGTAACAGGTTGCCATCTAACAAGTATTTTTGATACAGGTTTACTATTTATTAAGACTATTACTTCTTCAGCAGTAAGTCCATTTGGCGGACTTTTAAGTAAATTTAAATTAGATATAACCTGAGTTGGAATTGCTGTTCCATCTTCAATGAAATCATACTTTTCTTTAACATAAGCTAAAGCAGATATACCATAGATAACATTATCTTTTTCTTCAACAGACATTACTCTAAATTGTTGAGAAGAAATTGTATCGTTTTCAAGCATCCAAATACTATTAGAATTTGGAGCAGTACTAAATGGACTAGAAGAATCAATAGTAATTACTTTACCTACTATTCCAGTTACATTTTTAGTCTCAACAGTTCCATTAGGTAAAATAACACTTAATTTAGGATTATTTTGGGCCGTCAAATTCGTAGAATCTGAATCATCAACAGTAATTTGAGTTGTTGTTGCAGTATTAATTCTTCCTGCTCTTCTTACTCCTGATCTACCTGGATCTGCAACACTAATTATTGTTCCAGGTCGTACAACAATGCCTGACTCTAAAGAAGTAGTAAATGTTATTACTTCTGTTTCTCTTTGTTCGGCAAAAAGAATCGCTTTTGCAAATCTTCGAGCCTGACCTCTACTCGTGCAACCTAATGCTTTAACTCTTTTTAAATGATGTCCATATTTATTTTTATAAGCTGCTTCAGCTTCAACTTCTTCAAAATCTAAATCTCTTATATCCATATTAAAGAAAGAGACAGCAACAACTGTGCTTCTAGTTTTTAAACTACTTCCTGTATAACTAAATCCTTCTGGCCCAACATTTGCCAATGTAAACAGGTAACTTGGATCTTTTGGGCTATCTTGTGTAAGAAGTAATGCACCTTCAGACCAAATGGGCATACATCTCATTATTCCTGATAAAGTGTTTATTACATCAAATGCTTCTACGCTAGTTTGAATATTGACGTTGCAAGCAAATCTAGCTTCTTGCCCACCCAACCCATCGTCAACAAGCTCATTTGAAAACTTACTTGCTGTTACAAAAGAAAATAAATCTAAATTACTATCAATAATATGATTACCTAATCCATATCTAGTATTAGTAAGTAAATCAAGAAGTATCATCGCAGGGCACGTTGTCCATTGAGCAGCACCCATAACACCATTAAAAATATAACCAGTGGGATAAATTATTCTTCCAGTTTGTAAATCTACAGTTGGAGTGCCAGAATTGTTAGCTCCTGCACCTGGAACTCTTACTTTTATTCCTCTAATACGAAACTTTCTAGCAGGAATCCTACTAAAAAATTCTGAATCCATTCGTAATTTGGTATATGCACAATCAGGATATGTATTTGCATCATCTATTATTTCTGAATAAGATGTCCAAAATAAATCTCTTCGTGTTAAATCTGAACTATCAGCAGACGTTTTAACAACACGAACATCTATAGGGTGAGCACCAGTAAGATCAATTCTATATTCTCTGTTATACGCATCTGCTGTTCTACCTGTAATCGTATCAGTTACTTTAGTTACAAAACCACCACCATTATTTTGAATTTGAATTTCTAAACTAATACTTGAACCAACTATATCTCCGTCAGATTTTTGTTGTTGTAATACAGGTACAGTAATAGTTACCTTTACTGCATCTAAATTTGTATTATTAGTAAGTTGTCTAGTTACAGCATTAGTAGCACCTTGTTTAACCTCTGCGTTTACTGAAAAAACAGAGGAGCTTCCTAAGTTTCCTTGAACTCCTGTCATTTTTACCTGATTTGGTGTGCCAAAACGGGTATCAAAAGTAATTCCTTTATGGTTAAAATCAACATTCTGTGGATCAGTTGAATCCGCATTAGAAGCTAAAATAGGAGTATTGTCTAAAAAAATATCCTTTTGTGCAGCATTTAAATATGCAGCAGTACCTTTAGTTCTGCCTTCTTTTGAAGCAGTTGCAAAACCTTCTATTTCACCTTCAGAAATTAAATCAACTAAAGTAGCAAACTGTTTACTATGTAAATTATCTGGAGTGATATTAGGAGGGCTACCTCCACCCCCTTTACTTCCTCCTCCTCCTCCCGAACCAGCAATATTTGCCCCTAGTCCAGCATTATGAACACGAATAGTATTTGCAATAAAAGTATGATGACCTTCAACAGTTAAGTTGTAGACAGTATGCGTTCCAATGTCTTTACGATCAATAATCGGTCTTAGATGACCAAACTCATCAACTAAACAATCATCAGTGCCTAATGTATCTATACCAACAAACGCATTAAATTGATTTAATACCCAATGATTTGGTGTTGCATCTAAAGTTTTACCACCCCAAATTGTATATTGAACAACTGGTTCGTTTTCATGTTCATGTACTTTTAAAACCTTAGAATGGTAAATAGTGCCTTTATCATCAAAACTACAGACAATATCTCCAACACTGATTTCTTTTATTAGCTTTGTCCCATTTGGTATAGATACAGGAGTATTACCAGTAAAACAACCGCCACCGCCTGATCCTGCAATATACTTATTCGTATCGGTCATACTTGTACCGCTTCTGTATCTACAGCACCACTAATAACAACTGATCCTGTAAATATTTCACCATAAACAATAGGAACTGGAGTACCAGCTCTTGCTGTGTTTTGCGTTCCAGAAAAATTAAATGATATTTGAGGATTGTCTTCAAATTCTACGTCTTGAGTTGGATATAACATATCACCAACACCTTGCAAAATTAAGCCAGCACCAATAGCACTTAATCCTGTACCAATAGCTGTTCCTAAAACACTACCAGCTACAACTCCTGCTCCTGTAGCTCCTGCTGCTGATACACCAGCAAAACTTGTTGTACCAAATAATCCTGCACCTGGGAAGAAGAATGACGCACCAATTAATAGACCTCCAACCAAAAATCTACCAACATTACCTCCTGCTCCAGCAATAACTGGAATTATATGAATATCCTGTTCTCCTATGGGATCATTTATTTCATTTTTATCAATCGTGTAATTTCCAATTTTTACTTGGTAGTATTTTGGATTCATATATTTTTCAACTTCTGGAAAATTATTTACTAAAAAACTTATAGCTTGAGGTAAACTATGCACCTTTATCTCAAATTCTTTATGGCCTACAAATCTAGCCAACTCCCCATATAACTTTAATTTACGCAACATAACGAAACCTCTTTCCTGTGCATTTTAACAACCAAGGTGAGTATGGTTCTCTACAAGATAGTCTATCTGCTAAATGATGTAAAACCATATCTCCTAAAAAAATTGCCACATGATTTAAGGTGGGATGCAATATAGACATTAGTAAAACATCTCCTTCTTGTAATGCTTCATTTGGTTCTAACTCTCTAAATCCTGTTTGTGTTGCATACTCTTCAAATAATGGATTGTTTAGAAATTCTTCGGGTGTCATTGATCGTTGATAATCTTTTAATTCTATTTGTTTTTCTTCTCTATACCAATCTCTTACTAATGACCAACAATCTGTAACTCCCCAAACCCATTCTCTTCCCAACAAAGGAGCTTTGTATCCATTTGGCTCGCAATAACCCCATTGTTCTGTCTTTGGATTAACAATATGCCAAGGTAAATTAGAATTTTCACAACCAACTAAATCAGCCTGACTTGGTGTTGGAGGTGTAGTTGGATGGCTATGAATAATTGCTGTTATTTCTCCCGTATTATCTGCTCTTACATAATCCTCTGGATCAAGAACAAAACATTGATAAGAACTCATAGATAAATTATTGCAAGGATAATATCTTTCCTTACCTTTAACATTTAGTAAAAGACCAACAGATTCTTTTGGATCTTCAATTTTTGCATGGCTGAGAGCAGCTTCTTTCCAATCATTCATGGTAAAAATGTGCCTATAGAAGGAAATAACTCTCTAGTACATACTCTCAACGGAATCCTAATATTTGCTAAATCAAAAGAAGCAGCTAATTCAAATTGAACTATTGCTCTATTTTCTGCTGATTTTCTGTCTATTTTATAAATTTCCTGTGGATATTCTGCTGTAGGATCTGGCGTTCCGTAAGGATTTGATTGGCTTGTAGTTGTTGTAGATGATGTTTGCTGGATCGTATTTGGATTATTCATAGTGATTGTATTACCCATATAATTTCCATGAACTGTGCAATAATACCTCAAATCATTTGGTGCGGTAGGATATGCTGGTTGATATGTTACTGTTGCACCAGATTGACCTTGCTGTCCATTAACTGTTACTGTCTGATCTCCACCAGCGTCAGATTTTATTCTCAATGGGTGGTTTGCATTTGTGCTATCTGAAACATCAAAAATATATGTAGAACCACGTTTCATAGTTAAAACAGGGTTATTAACTCCATTAATTAAAAATATGTGTTGACCACCTACATGAGCAACTGTGACAGTATATGTGACAGTTTCAGCGTCATTAGGATCAGCTACAGTCGTAGTTGTTGTAGTTGTTGTAGCAACAGGATCAAAATTTACAGCATCTAAAAATCTTGCTAAAGTTGTAATTCTTTTAACAACAGCACCAGTAAGGTCGTTTCCTGGAGTTACTGTATTTACGTTTAACAAAATAGCAGTCATTAAATTTGTGACATTACTTATTGTCAAAGTAGGTCTTGGTAATTGACCTCTAGCATATTTGAAGCCATCAGCTTCCATCGGTATAGCAATATAAGTATTACCAGCCCAAACAATATTTCCGTTGTTTATTTCATTCGTGCCAGCATGAAATCTATATGTATTAGAAGATCCATGCAGAGTTGCATCAGTTGTTAATTCAAATAACTCGATCAGCGATCCAGGGTTTATTGCTTGGGTTTCAGATATAGGATTTGCCATTAGGGTTCAAATACTTGTATAAATGTTGCGTTTATTCTGTTTCTGTCAAAACTAAATATCTCTTTAGTAAAAGAAGGACACACCCATTTAAAAGTAGTAGATGAATCTGGAGGTGACCAATCAAAAGATGCTCCGTCAACTTTTCTTGCCTCTAAAAATGTCTCAATCTCAGTGGCATCTTCATTGTCAACATTAAATGTAAGACTCCATTGCTTTGCTTTTTGATTTATACCAAAAGTAAATCTTTGCTGATAGCCGTCACCAAATTGAATTGTTCTAGTATTAGTAATATCAGTTTTATTTGCAGAAAAAACAGGATTGTAGTCAGGAAAAGTAGCCATTATCTTAATAAACCTCCTGGTCTTCTTTGCTTTAATAATTCCGATTGTATCGCT